CTGCGAGGGACACAAAAGAGCCTACAGAATATACGCCCGAAATGTCTGGCAATCTTCGGTTTAGGCGCTCAGGAGATGACGAGTTTTTTGAAACGCGGACGCCTCGTATGAGCGACGATTTCAAAAAGGGCGGCAAGGTCAAGGGTTACGCTAGCGGCGGCTCCATTACCCGCGCAGACGGCTGCGTCACCAAGGGTCACACCAAGGGCAAGATGGTCAAGATGATGGGCGGAGGTAAGTGCTGATGGACAAGCTGCCTCGCACGCGGGCGCGTGCAGTTGCCGACGAGATGGAAGCGATGCGGATGGGAGACAACCGCGATCTCATCAACAAAGCCCGCCTGCGCATGGGCCGCACTCCCCGCACTGAGGAGGAGATGAACGAGCTTGCTCGGGAAGTCGGCAGGGCTCCGGAACTCCGCAAGGCACACGGCGGTAAGGTCAAGGGCTACGCCAAAGGCGGCGTCACCCGGGCTGACGGCTGCGTGACTAAGGGCCATACCAAAGGCAAGATGGTGTAGCCATGCGGATTTCGCGCGGCATGGGTGCTATCAACCCCAAGAAGATACCCAAGTCCATCGTCCGCAAGGACGGGACGGAGCCGACGAAGCTGTACGCCGAAGGCGGGGGCGTGAACGCCGCCGGGAACTACACCAAGCCCGGGATGCGGAAGTCGCTCTTTGAGAAGATCAAGGGGCAGGCCACGCAAGGTACGGCTGCGGGGCAGTGGTCCGCACGCAAGGCGCAGCTTCTGGCGAAGCAGTACAAGGCCAAGGGCGGCGGGTACAAGGACTGACATGAAGGCCCCCCAGCAGTCGCTCAAAGACTGGACTGCGCAGAAATGGCGCACCAAGTCTGGAAAGCCGTCTTCCAAGACGGGTGAGCGGTATCTGCCTGAGGCGGCGATCAAGTCCCTGAGCCCTGCTGAGTACGCTGCGACGACCAAGGCAAAACGCCAAGGCAAGGCAAAAGGACGACAATTTGTCGCCCAGCCTCCCAAGGTTGCTGCAAAGACCGCAAAGTTTAGGTAAGCCATGATTGAGTTTGATTCATCTGAGCTTTGGTTGCCTGTTGTAGGGTACGAAGACCACTACGAAGTTTCAAACTTTGGCAGAGTGCGGTCTGTCCCCAGGGTGGTTGAAGGTCGATGGGGGCCAACAAAACGCCTCGGTTGTATGCTTGCGATCAAGCCCGCAAACGGGCGATATCTAAAAGTGTCGTTGTGCAAAGATGGTGTGCTAACGCAGCATCAAGTCCATAGACTTGTTCTGTTGGCTTTTGTTGGTGAGCCACCAAAAGGTTTTGTTTGCGATCATATTGACTGCGACATACGGAATAACAACCTGACAAATTTGCGTTGGTTGAGTTTAGCCGATAATGCGCGTCGCAGGACTTCAACAAAACTATCTAAAGAACTTGTCATCAACATTAAAAATGCATCCAAGCAGGGCCGGCTCCCAAAAGAAATAGCTGAAGCATTTGAAGTGCCGGTACAGCAGGTTTATCAGATCGCTAATGGTCGCCGCTGGAAAGATGTAACATGACAACTTCTGGAACAGCAACATTTAATTTGGATCTTAATGAGATCCTAGACGAATGTTTTGAACGTTGCGGATCTGAAGCCAGAACAGGATATGATTTACGCACGGCGCGTCGTTCATTAAATTTGTTACTGGCAGACTGGGCGAACAGGGGTTTGAATTTATGGTGTGTGGAACAGGGTCAACAAGTCCTGTCTCCCGGCACGGCAACGTACACGCTGCCTGCTGATACGGTGGACCTGATTGAGCATGTGATCCGTACCGGTGCGGGCAATGTTTCCACGCAGGTGGATCTGACAATTACCCGGATTTCAGTCTCCACGTACTCCTCGATCCCCAACAAGCTCCAGCAGGCTCGCCCGATCCAAGTCTGGGTCAACCGCCAAGCAGCGGCTCCGCAGTTCACGGTCTGGCCGGTGCCGGATAGCTCGCAGACGTACACGTTCGTGTACTGGCGCTTGCGCAGGATCCAAGACGCTGGAGCCGGTGGTACGTACACGCAGGACATCCCGTTCCGCTTCCTCAATGCGCTCGTCGCGGGGCTTGCCTATTACCTGTCGATGAAAATTCCTGGCGCTGAAGACAGGATGCAGGTACTGAAGGCGCAGTACGATGAAGCGTGGGATTTGGCGAGTACCGAGGATAGAGACAAGTCCGCTGTAAGGTTCGTCCCAAGGCAACAATTCGTTGGTGGCTAAATGGCTAACCGATTTGCCAACGGCGCAAAGGCATTCGGGTTCTGCGATGTTTGTGGGTTCCGTTTTAACCTCAAGAAGCTCAAGAACCTCGTAGTCAAGACCAAGCAAACGCAGATTCGTGCGTGCCCACAATGCTGGGTTCCGGATCAGCCGCAGCTTCAGCTTGGTATGTATCCAATCTCGGACCCGCAGGCCATCCGCGACCCCCGGCCTGATACGAATACGTGGCTTCAGTCTGGGACGAACACGCTGGGTTTCCCCAGTGAAGGTATGTTGACCATCCAGTGGGGCTGGAACCCGATTGGAGGCTCGCAGAGTTTCGATGCCGCTCTCACGCCAAACACCTTGGTCGGGCGCGGAGAAGTTGGTACAGTATCAATCTAACCGGGCCGTGCCCGAAGGAGCCATGATGAAGAAAGACGCGATGGCCGCGCTCCGCGCACACGCCAAGAAGCCTGCCAGCGAAGCCCACGGCAAGCCTGCGAGCTTCAAGAAGGGCGGTCCCACCTCCGAGGACCGCATGAAGTACGGGAAGAACCTTTCCCGCGCCATGAACCAGAAGACGGGGTGAACCATGAAGACCAAGACCTCTGCCCCTGCGGGCAAGACTGAGAAGGGCGTCGAGCATCTGAATGTCTCGGTCGGCAACGAGCGAGCCAAGGAGTACCCCGGCCCCAAGACTTCGGGCATCAAGATTCGCGGCACTGGCGCAGCCACCAAGGGCACGACGGCTCGCGGGCCGATGGCGTGAGGATTGAATCGTGGCGATGACCTATACGCAGTTGCAGACTGCGGTTCAGGACTACGTTGAGAACTCGTTTTCAGCGACTGACTTCGCCACGATGGTTCGGCTTGCCGAACAGAAAATCTTCAACGCCACCCAGGCGCCCATTACTCGAAAGAACTCGGTTATTCCGCTTGTCATTGGGACCAGCACCGTCAGCCTCCCGACAGATTTCCTCTCCGCATTTAGCGTAGCCGTGGTGTTGGCTACGGGGGACTGGGAATACCTCCTGAACAAGGATGTGAACTTTCTGCGGTCTGCTTATCCTGACCCGACCGATACCGGCACGCCTCGGTACTACGCGCTATACGGCACGCAGGGCAACCCGCTTGTGCAAACGCTGGAACTGGCCCCCACCCCGGGGGCCACGCTGAACCTTCAGGTGGCCTACAACGCCTATCCGGAGAGCATCACGACGGCAGTATCTGGTCGCTCCTGGCTTGGTGATAACTACGAGTCTGTGCTGTTTAACGCGGTGCTTGTTGAAACGGCTAGGTTTATGAAGCAGGAGCCCGACATCATTGCGATGTACGACAAAGAGTTCCAGCAGTCGCTTGCGCTTGTCAAGATGCTTTTTGACGGGAAGAACAGGCAGGATTCCTATCGCAGCGGTCAGCCTAAGACGCAGGTGGTGTAATGATTCTCCAGGGCCTGACCTCATCGTTCAAACTGGAGTCCTGGCAGGGTATTCACGACCTTGATACGGACACGCTGAAGTTTGCCCTGTACACGGGCAACGCCACGCTGGACTCCAACACGACGGTTTACACGACCTCCAACGAGGTGGTTGGTGCTGGGTATGTTGCGGGTGGCGTGACGCTGACCGGGGTAGTGCTGGCGCTTTCCGGGACCACGGCGTACCTGACCTTCAACAATCCCACGTGGTCGGGGGCTTCCTTCATCTGCCGTGGGGCGCTGGTTTACAACGCCAGCAAGGCCAACCGCTCGATTGCGGTCATCGATTTTGGTGACGACAAGACGGCCTCTGGCCCGTTCGTGGTTACCCTGCCCGTGGCTACTGCCACCACAGCACTCATCAGGTTTGAATAATGCCTACCGCATACACCAACCTTCTCGGTCTCGCGCTGCCGGTCACGGGTGAACTCCAGGGCACCTGGGGCGACACGGTCAACAACTTCATCACGAACTATCTGGACGCGTCGATTGCGGGCACGCAGACGCTCTCGACGGATGCGGATGTCACGCTGACCAAGACCACCAACGCGGTGCTTGGGGCCACATCGTCGCAGTATCTGATCCTGAACTGCACGGGCGCACGAGCGGCAGCAAGGAATATCACCGTCCCGGCGCAGTCCAAGGCTTACATCGTCATCAATTCCACCTCGGGCGGGTTTGCGGTCACGCTCAGGGGCGCAGGCCCCACGACGGGCGTATCGATTGCTGCGGGCGAGTTTGCCGTGTGCGCGTGGAACGGCACGGACTTTGTCAAGATCAGTTCGCTGGGTGGACCGGGCACGTTCACGAACCTGACTGTCTCCGGTACGACCACCCTTTCTGCCCTCACCGCCTCGACGGCGCTGGCCCTGAACGCCAGCAAGGAAGTGGTGTCGGTGACGAACACGGGGACGGGGAACAACGTCCTGGCGACGAGTCCGACGCTGACGACGCCGAACCTTGGGACGCCTTCTGCGCTGACGCTGACCAACGCTACGGGGCTTCCTCTGTCTACGGGCGTGACGGGCACCCTGGCAACGACGAACGGTGGTACAGGACTTACGAGCTTCACCGCGAACGGTGTTGTGTACGCCTCCTCGACTTCGGCGCTGGCTACGGGAAGTGCGCTGACTTTCAGCGGCGGCGCGCTGACCACAACGGGGAGTTTCGCAGCCAGTGACGGCACAAACATTGGCGAAATCAAAATCAATGCGGCAACGCTTGATTTCAACACCTCATCTGGTGGCGTTCCGCAAGTTTTTAGGCTGGGCTCCTCCGAACAAATGCGCCTCACCAGCACCGGGCTGGGGATTGGGACGAGTTCGCCTTCAGAAAAGTTGGATGTTGACGGAACAATCAAAACTAGCGGGTCTGTGGCGGCTTTTGTTGCGGCGCCTCGTGACGGTTCTGGGGTAAGTTGGACTATCTACAACCCCACCGGTGATGATTTGCGCATTTTTGGAAACGGCGCAGATAGAGTTACGCTCGACACCTCCGGCAACCTCGGGATTGGGACGAGTTCGCCTGCAAATAAACTTGTCGTTAGCAATGCCGGGGCCGCAGGGTTTGAGTTTGATCCGGCTAACGGCATCATGCAGACCTACAACAGGTC